AATCGATCTCGTCAAGAGCTCTTAATCAGATGTTTAATAAACAGCTTCAAAGGTGAACTTGAGAACCAATTTAAAAAGTTTATCGTTGATTTATTAGCTTTGGCTACTGATAAAGTCGGAGAGAACCCAAAACTCTCCTTATTGAGTGGTTATCTTAAAAAATCATTCTATATTCTAAGCTTTCGCATGAGAAAAGGAGATGATCGGTCGGATAAAATCGCCTCATTCTTTCGCTCTATTTATGAATCAAAACGCTGTTGGTGTAAACTACCAACCCGCTTTGAGGAATTAGCGATGGAGAAACATAAAAATAATATGTCCTCCTTCCTAAAAGTAGGTCAAGAATGTGCGAGATGGCTACATCTAGCAGTAGATGCTGTCATCCCACCCGGAACAAAGTATCAACCAGGTTCCTGTGTCCCAACATATAAAGCCTCATATGAGTGTGATATAAAGTTAGGTGGAAATCATACTGCATACTCTCTTGATCAAGAATCAAAACTTGGTCTAGATCGTAGTGAGCAAATTTCTGCTGAACAGGAAGATTTATGCCTGGATATTGGTCTAACACAAGAAAATCGTGTTAAGTATCAATCCCTCCCAGAACCAGGAAAGTTTAGAATAATTACTAAAGGTCCAGGAGCCCTGTATACAGGACTCCGTCGCTTTCAAGGATTTCTTTTGAACTGTTGGACAATTCAAAATTATTCAACCTTTACGGATGAAATGGAAGAAAGGATTAAGTTTAGATTAGGTTCAAGAAATGAATCTCAAGATTTACTTATGAAAGATGGAAATTTCATCATCAGTGGGGATTATGATAGTGCAACCGATGCATTAGCAGAGGAGACCACCATAATAATCCTTAAAAGGATTTTATCAAATTTAAATTTAACTGACACTAAAATAGGTAAGGCTGCCTTATACAGCTTTCTAAACACAGTTGTAGAGTATCCTGATGGAACAGAGATACAGAAAACTAGAGGACAACTTATGGGTCATCCATTAAGTTTTCCACTTTTATGTATAGCTAATCTATCAACCTATATGAGGACTATGAATAGAACTACTTCAAGTGAATTAAATCGTTCTCCATTTTTAATTAATGGAGATGATTTAATATTTGAAGGAGAACTTAAGCACTACAATAGCTGGAGAAAATATTCAGCTAGAATAGGACTCAAAGTTAATGAAGTAAAGACTTATTTACATAAATCTTATGGCTTAATTAACTCATTCTTCTTTAACAGGAAGACAGGAAATGCAATCAGATATGCTGCATTTGCTCTTAGTATCGGACATAATATTAAAAGTGACGGAAAGTTTTCACTTTCCCAATCAAATAAAATTCTTCAGTTCTTAACTGCTTCACCAGAGTGTTACCATAAAACTCTCAAAAGGAATTTCTTTCAACGTTTAAAGAAGGCTTGTAAAAAAGTCCAATTTAAATTTAGAGAGATGTTCTTTACTCCTAATCTTTTTGTTCCAAAAGCTTTAGGAGGCTTAGGACTACCAAATGAGAGGGGCAGCTTCTATGTAACTAAGTTACAGGCTGCACTCGCTTTATATCTAATGGAGAACCCCGGCAAATCATGGCTAATGGAAAGATTTTCCAATTTACCAAGAGGAGCAGAATTGGGTATAAAGAAGTTCTTAAATGTAAGAGTTCCTGGTGTGCCTTGGCAGATAGGAAATCCTAAATGTAAAAAATTTCAAATATATGGACCAATGAACCGCGAATTTGATTTAGATTCGATTAATAATGACCTTCTTATTAAATGTTTGAGATCTACTCAATGGAAGATCTCTACACCAAAATGCTTTGAAGATATTGAACCTTTAAGGCGTTTAGTTAATAAAAAAGAAATTATTAAAAAGGCTAGATCGAAGAGACTACCTAGAAAGAAGACCATAATGGAATTCTGTTCTAGACGGGTTCCTGAAAAATTTATAACTTTTCAGAATGATAACTCAATAGAAGGAAAAATGAAGAAGATGTATGGAAGAATAAAGAAGATTAGAGAAAAGTCCTTTCATGTACGGAGACCAATTATTAAAATTGGAAACTGTATATTGGCAAGGTTTAAAGCGATTCTCTAACCTCGATTGGATACCGTCCTGCATGACGTTAAACTGTAAATTGGGTCTTAGACCAATCTACCAAAACGTTTTTGAGCACGATCTTGTGTGAAATGTAAATATTTACGTACCCCCTGGATTTCGGTTCAGGGTGCTAAGCGGAGAAAGATAGGTATGGGAAGTAAGGGTTGAACCTTCTTACCTGCAGAGTAATTCTGTAGCGGAAGGGGATGCCTGACCCCTCATACAAACCTTAATTCTCTTAACGCGGAACGCCGACAGACTGCACGGTAGAGATTATGTAAAAGATTGGTAGAGCTCCGGCTAATCACCGGATAGGGCTCTAACAGCTATTAATTAATCTAAGATGAACAGTCGCAGACACGACAAGTCTGGTATCCAATACTAAAATGTCAAAACAAAGATCAACAAAAAGGAGAAATAATAATAATAAAAATAGAGTACGGAATGTACCAATCTCCAAAATCACTAGCAGACCTCGAGCAAGAATTCCAAGACAGATCAAACAGAATATATTTTCTGGTTGTGACCTCTTAGTGAATGATCTCGCAGGTGCAACAACTTTCTCTTCTCAGAGATATAATATAAATCCTGGACTTTCATCCATAAAAGGATTATCAGCATTTGCTTCTCGATATGATAAATATCGTTGGAGGAAATTAATGATACAATATGTACCAAAACAAGCTGTATCTACCACTAAAGGTATGATCCATCTTGCTTTCGATCCAAATCCTAATCATGGTGCTCCTTCATCATTAGATGATATGAGTGTATATGAATTTCATGACTATATCCAAGTCTATGGGGAGTTAAAGTTGAGAATCGCAGAGAAGTATCTACATCCAACTCGTTGGATTAGATGCGGACCGGTTTCCGGTGATCTTACCCTATATGATGCAGTTTCCTGTATCATTGGAGTAGATGCTATGGCAGATACTTCAGCTGTTGGTGACGTCTTCATTCATTATGAAATTGAGTTTTCAGGAATGCAGATTGAATCGACTAATTATAGACCAAGATCACTCTGTGTCTACAACTTGTCTTCTAGTCAAGTTATACCTACATCAACTCAGACAACTGTTGAGTTCGATGAATTGATAGTGGATACTCTTCAGGGCACTCTAGATTCAGGAAAATATTCTCCTGGATGTGGAGCCTTTATGGTCACATGCAATTTAACTTGCAATGATGGTGTCTCTGAAGGATTTACAGTTACAGCAGAAATCTATAAGAATTCAGCTGCACTGGTTCCACCCGTTCAAGCAATCGAATCGCGAACTACTGGGGGGTATGTAAATTTAAGCTTTTCTAGTTTCGTTTCTTGTGATTCAGATGATACAATTGAGATTAAAGTTACTCTAGTCGGATCTATTGGTACATTAGGTTGTATAGTAGATGCCTGTAGATTAGCAATCAAGTGCGTATGATCTTTATTATAATATTCATATTAATTATTGAAATAGTTAAGTTCGTCTTATTAGGAGCCTAGAGCTCCTTATACAGCAAAGTTTGAGATACTTATTTTCCTAGTAATCAATACTCCCTATAGAGGGTGAGATAGAAAAGAAAGTAAGCCGAGGCTTACCCTAAGAACTACCAAGTAACGCGAGTACTTTGGAAAGTATTCTTGAGAACACTTATTGTAAGTACCGACCACGATAAAAAGTGGTGAAACATCTGCCATGTGTACAAGGACCATCTAGGTCGATGGTTAAATCCTTTTAAGAACACTATTAAATATTAATATCTATTCTTCCAATATTCTACTTGGAACCGTATTACACGATACCTTATTGAGTATTGTGGTTGCTGAGATGAACCAAATGGTATCATTTCAAGGGGAGAAATGAAGAGGAGACATCCTCAGATCTCTTAATAGCAAGGTTAACC